AGCTCGTGGCGATGGTAAGGATTTTTCAGGGTTTCACATCTTTGATGTTGAAACATTCACTCAGGTAGGTGAATATAAGGGCCAAATCAATACAAAAGATTATGGACACTTGTTAACTAGCATTGCAACGGAATATAACAATGCTTTACTTGCAGTCGAAAATCAAAGTGTAGGATGGTCAACAGTACAAACGATTTTAGATAGAGGTTATCAAAATTTTTATTATTCACCAAAAGGTGGAACAAATAATGTAGATAATTTCTTTGATCCTTATATGGATCACAGTAAAATGACACCTGGTTTTACCATGTCAAATACAACTCGCCCAATAGCAATTGGAAAATTCCAAGAAGCTGTTATGGATAAAGCAGTTGTTTTTCATTCTGTGCGCCTATTAGAGGAAATGAAAGTATTTATATGGAGAAACGGTAGAGCAGAAGCTCAAGGAGGATACAATGACGACTTGATTATGGCATTCTGTATTGGATGTTATTTACGCGAAACCGCTTTTAAACTTAGAACAAACAGTATGGAAATGACTAAAAGTATGTTGAATAGTATAGGAAATTCCCGTACATCATATGCTGGAGGTTATTCTCATGGGCCAAATTATGCTGATAAGTATAATAAAAACCCATTTAAAATAGACAACCCTTATTCAAATGGTCAAGAAGATATTTCTTGGCTTTTATAACAACAAAACATGGCAGATACAGGATTATTTAGTAGACTAAGACGATTATTTTCAACAGATGTTATTATCCAAAACGATGGAGATAATCAATTAAAGGTATTTGACACCAACAAAATACAAGTTTCAGGTGAATATGAAACAAATGCACTTGTAGATCGATTTAACCGAATTTATACTAACTCACATACATCAATTTATGGATACCAAAGTAGTTTCAACTATCAAACTTTACGCCCTACGCTTTATTCTGAATATGATTCAATGGATACAGATGCTATTATTGCCTCTGCTCTAGATATTTTAGCTGATGAAAGTACTTTACGTAATGACATGGGTGAAGTATTACAAATCCGTAGTTCGGATGAAGACGTACAAAAAATCCTATATAACTTGTTTTATGATATATTAAATATAGAATTTAATTTATGGCCTTGGATCCGTAACATGTTGAAATACGGTGATTTTTTCTTAAAACTAGAAATTGCTGAAAAGTTTGGTGTATATAATGTAATCCCTTACAATGCATTCCATATTGAACGCCAAGATGGATACGATAAAGAACACCCTAATTCAGTACGTTTTAGATTTGATCCAGATGGTATTTCATCCCCTTCAGATTATGGTTACTACAATGTACCGAATGCTGGTAATCAAGCAAATGCTATTTTCTTTGACAATTACGAAATGGCTCATTTCCGTTTATTAACGGATACTAACTTTTTACCTTATGGTAGATCGTATTTAGAACCTGCTCGTAAATTGTTTAAACAATACACTATGATGGAAGATGCAATGCTAATCCACCGTATTGTTCGTGCACCTGAAAAACGTATATTTTATATCAACGTTGGAAACATTGCACCTGCTGAGGTAGAAAACTTTATGCAAAAAACAATTTCCAAAATGAAACGTACTCCATATATTGATCAACAAACAGGTGATTATAACTTGAAGTACAATATGCAAAACCTACTTGAAGATTTTTATATTCCAATCCGTGGTAATGATCAAGCAACTAAAATTGATAATTTAGCAGGTTTACAGTGGCAAGGTATTGAAGATGTTACCTATCTAAGAGATAAATTATTTGCTGCCCTTAAAGTGCCTAAAGCGTTTATGGGTTATGAAAAAGATTTAACAGGTAAAGCTACATTAGCTGCTGAAGATATTCGTTTTGCACGTACTATTGAACGTATTCAACGTATTGTAATATCTGAATTGACTAAAATTGCTTTAGTTCATTTATATACTCAAGGATATCGTGACGAAAGCATGACAAATTTTGAATTGTCATTAACTACTCCATCAATCATTTACGACCAAGAAAGAATAGCATTGATGAAAGAAAAAGTTGAACTAGCCAACCAGATGATGGAAAATAAAATTCTACCTACTGATTGGATTTACGAAAACTTATTCCACTTAAGTGAAGATCAATACGATGAATATAGAGACTTAATCATTCAAGATGCTAAACGTAAATTCCGTCTTGCACAAATTGAAAACGAAGGTAACGATCCATTAGAAACAGGAAAATCATATGGTACACCACACGATCTAGCATCTCTATATGGTAGAGGCAGATATGAAGACAATAGTGTGCCTTTAGGATATGATGAAGAAAAAGATTTAGGTCGTCCTTCTGAAAAAGTAACTGATAAAAATACCCAAGATAATGCATTTGGGAAAGATAGACTTGGTACAGATGGTGTTAAAAAGGATAATGATGAATCTGATTCAATTAAACCACAATATAAAGGTGGAAGTCCATTAGCACTTGAGACAAAAAATAAAAGAAATCGTAATGCTAGAATGTTCAACGATATAAAAAACCAAAGCAAACAAATTATTTTTGAATCAGATATTCGAGGAAACTCGCTATTAGATGAATCACAAATACGAGAATAAAAAAGTTCCACATATTTATAAATAAAACAATATTAGAATGCAAATCAAACATTCAAAGTATAAAAATACTGGTATCCTTTTTGAATTATTGGTTCGCCAAATCACCACTGATACACTAGATGGTAAGGATTCACCGGCAAAAGATATACTTAAAAAATATTTCGTTAAATCGGAATTGGGTCGTGAGTATAAGTTATATGAAACTTTATTAAAAAAGACGTCCTTAACTGAAGGGAAAGCTAACGTTGTAGTTAGTACATTAATTGACTCGTCTAAAGCATTAAATAGAGGAGCTATTAAACGCCAAAAATACAACTTAATTAGTGAAATTCAAAAACACTATAATATCAACGAGTTTTTTAATCATAAACTTCCCAATTACAAAATATACGCTGCTTTCTATACATTGCTAGAAATTACAAACACACCAGAAGCAATAGATCCCGAACAAACTATTAATAATAAAGTAACTATTTTAGAGCATTTAACTGCAGCTAAAATTACTGAAGGTAAAGTTCGTGACGAAGTAATGTCTGAATTTGAAAATGCTGATAAAGATGTACGTTTGTTAGCGTACAAATTAGTATTAGAAAATTTTAACGAAAAATACGATACATTACATCCAAAACAAAAGTCAATATTAAAAGAGTATATTACCTCTATTGACAATACACCTCGTTTAAGAGAATTTTATACCAATAAGGTAACAGAAATTAAAAACGAATTGGCTATATTAAATAAAAAAACCAAAAACCAAGCCACTAAAATTAAAATTGACGAAATCATTACAGTTATTAACCCACCAGCTAAAAATGCTAAGATAACTGATAATGATTTAGTTGACTTGTTACAGTACTATGACTTAATCAATGAATTAGAAACTGTAAATGGATAAAATTAAAGACATAATTCGTAAAAAACTCAAAGAAATGAGTGCTACCAATGTTGGTGGTGCTTCATTTTCTGCTGGGCAAGGAATGAATTATGCTACTCCGGCAGCATTTGCTTCTAAAACAAACGCTAAAGGAACTAAAAATTTATACTATTATAAACTGGGATTTAAACCAGTTCCAGATATTAAACCAAAGTCATATGATAAGAAAAAGCTTTGGGAAGATGAAATGCTAAACGAAATGAACGATGTTCAAAAAATGCGTATAGCATCATTAGATGAAATTGAAAAATTGATGAATGAGATTCAACCACTAATTTCAAACGCTAAAAACGAAACGATTGAATTATATAGTGGAAATGCTGGTTCATATGATATAAACAAACCAATCGAAATAGTTAAAAGCTATTTAAAAGAAATAAAACAACTTTTATCAGAAAAATAATGAAAAAGACCCTACAAGATCAATATTTGTTAATCAAAGAAGGTAAAGGACATAAAGGTGTTTTCCTTACAGAGGCAAAACGTCAATTTCCTAATATTGTACGTAATGCTGCCACATTTGATGAAGCAGTAGCATCCCTTAAAACCAAAAATATCATTTCAGAAAATGTAATTTCGGTGATGCCTGCAATTATGGATCGTCCTAAAAAAGAAGCTTATGAAACTGCCTTTGAAGCATTTTTAGCTGAAGCTAAAAAAGAAAACGAAGATGAGAAAGTTAAAGCAGAAGAGAAAAAAGTTTCTAAACCTGTAGAAAAAGATCTTGAAAAAAACTTTGACAATTCAGACGAGAAAAATCCTGACAATATGATCTTTGATCAAATTATGATGGGTTATTATGCTGAAATGAAGGATCCTAAAAATGCTGATAAAACGATGCAAGAACTTAAAGACATCGTATTTAAAAATTTATCAAAAGACCCAATTTACTATACAAAAGATGGTCAGTTTGGTATCAAAGATTTAGGATATGTAACTGAAGCACCTGGTTTAGGTACTCCAAAAGAAGCTAAAGGAAAATACAAGTCAAGTGGATACGGTGATTTAAAAGAATCTATCCAACCAGTTAACGAAGAAGAAGCTAAATTACGCAAAGTAATTCGTGAAATGGTTGATGCTGAATTAGAAGAAGCAGGTAGAGGTTTTGCTACTATGGGAACTATTAACCTTAAAGGTGATGGTGATGGAAAATTATTTATTCCTAAATACTATATTTTACCTCCTGTAGCCAGAAAAAAACTTAACTTGTTAAATCCTGGAGAAAATGCCCCAGCATATAACGAGTCTATGATGATTCCTCATATAAAAGTTTTACCTGATAATACAATTTTATACTCTAATTATCTTGTAAACGCACTAGACAATCCTTCAGATAACAGAAATCCACTTAATAGTATTTTAAAAAATCTTGAATCAAACTTTTATTGGAGTCAATTTAAAACATATACTAAAAAATTCATTAGTTCTACTGCAGTAAAATATCCTGTTCTTGGACGAGAAGCAGTTTACAATGTTTTAGAATTTCCTAGTGATTTTGAAGTATTAAAATTAAAAGATTGGGTTGAAAGTGAACTCTCAAAACAATACGCTAAACTCCAAAAAGCCGAATCAGGTGTAACAGGAAGAGGACGCCCAGTTAATATTGAAAGTTTAAAGAAATTTATAGCTAATTTAGAATCCCTTAACCAAAACCCAGAAGGTGGAATGGTAGTTGTTTTACCTCAAATGTTTGAAGAATCACATGATGCAGAATCTTTACGTGAAAGCGTAGAAAAAGATTTAGCTGACATCAATAAAGAAGCAGAACATGAAGTTTTACAAGCTAAATTAGACAAAATTGACGCACTAATCGACCACAGACGTTCTAAACTTGGTAAACTTGACGAAGATGAGGATATGAAAGCCTTAACTGATAAGAAAAAAGTAAAAGAACTTGAAAAAGACATCAAAAAACTAGAACAAGCAAAGTCAAAAGTTGAAAAAATGATGTCAAAGTTTAAAGGTAAGAAAAAAGAAGTAATCGACGAAGATGAACCAATTGATGAAAATCTTGATGTAAATCCTGAATATGTTGAAGATGCTGAAGGTAGATTAGACGCTGGGCAAGATGTAGATTCAATCATGGACACATATGATAATCTAGGAATGGATCAAAAAGACGACCTAGATGACTACCTAAACGATATAGCCCCAGACG